AGAATTATTTTCTGAGAAAACGATTGCTTTTGCCAATCTTCGAGCTTGGCCTCGGCTGGTACACGCAAATGCTTTTACTTGCTTAATCACTGTGCCTATCTTGGCTATCAATGCGGTATCTTCATAAACCTCAAAATCTATTTCTTTACTATCCATGTTGAAGTAGGAAACAGCCACTACACTGTGTCTTGTCTTTAAACTGCTACCTGAGTAATTGAATCCACCCTCGCCTACATTCGATAAATTAAATAAATAACTTGCATCGGTTGGTTTGTCCTGTGTAAGTGTTATTGAACCAGCAGACCATATCGGCATACACCTCATAACACCAGCTAACTCATTTATTAAAGTAAATGCCTCGCCACTATTTTGGATATTTACATTACAACTAAATCTAGCTTCCTGTCCTCCTAATCCATCTGATACCAATGTATTTGCAAACTTACTGGCATTAACAAAAGAGAATAAGTCAAGGCTGCTATCTGTTATATGATCTCCAAATCCGTATCTCGAAGTTGTAAGTAAATCTAGTAACACCATTGCAGGGCATGAACACCATTGAGCAGCACCCATAACACCATTAAAAATATATCCATCGGGGTAGATTATGCGACCAGTAACGGAATCAATACTTGGTGTACCAGATCCACTGGCTCCTGCACCTGGTATTCTTACTTTGACTCCTCTTACTCTATATTTTCTTGTAGGTATTGAACTAAACTGCATTGAGTCCAAACGAACAGCAGCATAGGCACTGTCTGGATAAGTATTTGCATCGTCAATTATTTCACCAAAACTTGTCCATGCAAAAGCATCAACCAAGCTGGAGTCTGTGCTATCTGCCGTAACTCTTGTAACTCTTATATCGGCAGGAAAAGCACCTGTAAGATTTACTCTGTAATCTCTTTGATATGCGTCAGCACTTCTACCTGTAATGGTATCGTCAATAACATCTGTGAATCCACCAGAGTTATATTGAACGGCTATCTTTAATTGAACACTTGTGCCTAACAAATCTCCCTGTTCTGTTGCTCTTTGAAGTTGATTAAAAGTGACAGTTACGTTTACCGCATCGACATTTGAATTTGTTATCTGTCGTGTAACGGGAGTTGAAGCTGTGACAGTTACACCTACTGCTGTGACTGAAGAACTGCTTTCAATTCCATCTACCTTTGTCTGGTTTGCAGTTCCAAACCTGGGAGTAAAACCTACATCTTGAAAGTTAAAATCAGTAGTTGCAGGGTTAGAGGAGTTAGCTGTTGCTTTTAATACTGGTGTGTCATTTAAAAATACATCTTTTAATGCAGCGTTATTATATGCAGTTGTTCCCTGAGTAAGTCCTTCTTTTGATGCTGAAGCAAAACCTTCTATTTCTCCTTCTGATATTAAATCTAAAAATGTAGCAAACTGTCTGCTATGTAACGTATCGGGTGCTCTGGTTGGTTGGGGTGGGGTAGGAGGAGAAGGAGGACCACCAGCACCTCTGATAGTTTTCTTTGTCATGCCTGTACCTGTTGAGTATCAACTGCTCCAGATATAACTACCGATCCAGTGATAATCTCTCCGTAACAGATTGGCACGGGAGTTCCAGCCCTAGAAGTATTTTGAGTTCCAGAAAAATTATATGACAGTCTTGGGTCTTGCTCACTAGAAAAATCTTTTTGCTTTGGCAAGGGAGTTAGCATTTCAGACACTCCCATCAAAACTAAACCTATACCGATATTTCCTGCAAAAGCTGTAATACTAAATGCTCCAGATGCAGTTGCGAATCCACCTCCAAGTCCTTGTGGTCCAAGTCCGAAACCTACTGATGGATTTATTATTGCTAGTCCTATCAACGCTGCACCAAGTAATATTTTTCCTGTGCCTCTACCAGCACCAGCAATAACAGGTACAAAATGAATATCCTGTTGTCCTATGGGGTGATTTACTTCATCTTCACTTATTGTATAGTTTCCTATTTTTACTTGATAGTATCTAGGACTCATAAATTTTTCTATTCCATCAAAATTATTTATTAAAAAACTCACAGCCTTAGATAGTGTTTCAGCTTTTATCTCAAACTCTTTGTGCCCTACAAATTCAGCAAGTTCGCCATATAGTTTTACTTTACGCAACATAACGATACCTCCCTCCTGTGCATTTTAATAACCATTGAGAATAAGATTCTCTACAAGATAGTCTATCGGTTAAATGATGTAAAACATCTCCATCTAAGAAAATAGCTACATGATTTAAACCAGCAGATCCAATAGACATCAATAGTGCATCGCCATTCATAAGTTTCTCATCTGGTCTAAGTTCTCTAAAACCAGTTCTCCAAGCACAACTTTCAAATAAAGGATTAAGAACAAACTCTTCTGGTGTTGTAGGTCTATCCCAATCTTTTAATTCAATATTCTTTTCTTCTTTATACCAATCTCTTACTAAGCTCCAGCAGTCAGTAACACCCCAAACCCAAGGTCTGCCAAGTAAAGGTGGTTTATATCCACATGGTTCGCAGTATCCCCATTGTTCTGTTTTCGGATTAACAATATGCCACGGAAGATTACTTTGTTCACACGCTATTTGGTCTGCTTGGCTAGGTGCAGGGGGTGTTACGGGGTGGCTATGAACAACGGCTGTTATTTCCCCTGTATTATCGGCTTTTATGTAATCTTCTGGATCAATAATAAAACACTGATGGTTAGTCATTGACAAATTTCGACAGGGAAAATATTTTTCTTTTCCTCGAATATTCAGTAAAAGACCACAAGACTCTTTAGGATCTTCCCGTTGAGCATGAAGCAGTGCTTTATATTTCCAGGTCATGCAACAAACGTACCAATAGAAGGAAATTCTGTTCTAGTGCATTGTCTCTTAGGTGCTCTTATTCCTGCTAAATCGAATACTGCTGCTAATTCAAATTGCACTACTTCTCTATTTTCAGATGACTTTCTATCTATTTTGTATATTTCCTGTGGAAACTCTGCTGTAGGATCGGGAGTTCCAAACGGGTTTGTATTTCCAGGAAAATTAACGGAATCTAAATAGCGTGATAGTGTTCTTATTCTCACTACGGTAGCTCCTGTCAAATCGTTTCCCGTTGTTACCGCATTTACATTTAAAAGTATTGCTGTAATTGTTCCAAGTGCATTACTTACTGTAAGAGTTGGCCTTGGTAACTGCCCTTTTGTAAACGCAAATCCCTCTGCTTGTATTGGCATTTTTACATAAGTGTTACCAGCCCAAATAATATCTCCGTTACCTACTCTATTTGTTCCGCTATGAAAACGATATGTTGCTGTCGATCCATGAAGAGTTGAATCGGTTGTGAGAGTAAATAGTTCAATAACTGCTGATGGATTTACTTTTTGTAAATCTGTGATTATAGGGGCAGTGCTCATGGTTCAAATACCTCTCTAAATGTTGTCTGGATTGTTGCTCTATTGTTATATGGTATTGATTTAGACCAAGTTTCGCAAACAAACTTTTGTGCAGCAGCTTCACCAGGAACAGTAAAGTCGAAATTATCGCTGTCGTTTGCACGGGCATCAAGGAAGGTTTCTATTTCATCTGCTTCTGTCTCTGATACGTTGAAAGTAAAATTATAAACTTTTGGATTTTGATGTTCTGCAAGTCCAAATAATATTCTGTGCTCATAACCGTCAGCAAACTTTATTGTTCTGGTTTTTGGTGCAGATCTTTTTTGTTGGCCATATGTAGGTTTTATTGAGGGAAACGTAGCCATTATGCAAGTATGCCTCCAGGTCTTTTCTGTTTAACTAATTCAGATTGTACCGCAACTGATATTAAACGACCCAACTCTCTGCTGTCCTGTTCATTTCCCTCTACATTAGTTCCCGAAGCATCTACGTTTACAACAATATTTGTAGAACCGCCAAGTGCATGGTTTGGTGTGACTGTACCCGTAACTCCAGGTGTAAATAATTCTGGTCCACGCTCTCCAACTAAATGAGTTTTTCTTCCTCTGGCTATTCCTCCGTTAGCTAAACCAAAATTTGGTCCTGCTGTGCCTAAACCTGTTATTGGATCAAAATATCCTCCACCACCCATCATGCCACCGCCAAATATTCCTCCAAGTCCACCAAGTATTGAACCAAATAATCCACCACCACCTAGCGTTCCCTGCATATTTCCAAACATAGCCATGTTGAAGGCTGCATCTATAAGTTTATTCAGTACGTTGTTGAGCATATCGTTCAATGTGGAAGTGCCACGAATCATACCTTTTATGCCATCGGATATGTCAGTTGCTATTGTCTGAGACATTCTTTCAAATGCTGCTGCTGTTTCTTCAGCTAATTTTCTTTCCTTTTCTAAAAGTTGTATTTTTTGTAATTTTCTTCTTATTTCATCTTCATCTTTTATTTCTCCCTGTTCTTTCATTTCTGCAATTTGTTTTTCTATTTCAAATTCTTCAGAAGTCATAGTAAAACTACGCTCCAGCATCTCTATTTCTTTATCTAAATTTTTAACTCTAGATTTTTGTATAGTTTCTATTATTTTATCGGCTTCTTTCTGTGCGTTTTTGGTGTTTATAAGAATTTGATTTTTAACAATTAAATCATTTACAATTTCTTTAGCTTTGTCTATATCTCGGCTATGTATTTGACCACCAAAACCTGTTCCTGTTTCTTGGTTTGTAAGATTTAAAATAAGTTCTCTTCTACGCTCAGGACTTAAACCTCCAAATTGCTCAGTTAATTTTCTTGTTTTTAATAATGTTTGCAGTTCTCTTCCCTCTGGAGTATCAAGATTTTGACCCTGTACCTCCGCTTG